GGCCAACTCACAGGAATTACCCAGAATAGAACTTTTAGAACGACTAACAAAGAGTTCATATTTGTAGATAAAGAGGGCAGAAAAGATGATAAATGCACCGAATACATCAAGGATAAGTCTTGGTTTGAGGACTTTTTAAAGTATGCACATGAATCAGTCTATTTTGGGACGGAAGTTGTCTGGCTTAAAAATGTAGAGAATAGGGAAATAAAAGAAGTAGAGCTTGTAGAGCGGGGGCATGTTATCCCAGAATTAGGCATCATCGTTACCGATATTGCTATGAATACAGGCTTGGCTTACAGAGAATTTCCAGAACAGCTCATAGAAGTGCAGATGTATGATAAAATAGGACTGCTTGAGAAAGCCGTGCCTTATGCTATCTTAAAACGCCACTCTTGGGGAAGCTGGGACGAATTTGAGGAATTATTCGGAGTGCCTATCCGTATTGCTAAAATCGCCTCGCAGTCCGAACAGGTTAAAAACGAAGTAGCAGGGTGGCTCGAAGATATGGGCTCCGCTCCTTACGGCGTCTTCCCGTTAGGTACTGAAATTGAAATTAAGGAAAACAGCAAAGGTGATGCTTTTAATGTGTTTTTCCAGAAAATAAATGCCATACGGGAGGAGCTTTCCATATTGATACTGCATCAGACAATGACTACAGAAAACGGAAGTTCTAAAGCACAGGGGACAGTACATGAGAACACGCTCAAAGAACTTATTTTTGCTGATGAAAAAAACATCTTGGCCATCTTGAACGATAAACTCGTTCCAGCTATGAAAGCCATTGGTTATGCTATTCCAGACGGGGTTAAAATCGCTGTATCACAGACCAAAGACCCCAATGAGCAGATTAAGATAGATTCAGAATTTTTAAGAGCTGGATATATTATCCCTGCTGCATATATTACCGAAATATACGGGACTGAGATTGAATCTGTGCCAAGACCGCAGGCAGAAAGCATCGGCAAAGCCCCCGAAAGCTCAAAAAAGCCCTAAGCCTGCTCAGATTACACTACCACACTAAATGCTGTGGAGATATTCCTCTGCAGCTTAATGCGGATTTTAGTTTGAGCAGGCTTGTAGAAAAATACATTCGGGAGCTTTTTGATGAAAAGAAAGTTCCTCAAAAACTTCGTGAGGAACTCTGGGGATATTATTTTGATAAACTTTCAAAAGCTGTGGATGCAGGATACAGCTCAAAATCTGAATTTTACGACAAAGATTTAGCAAGAGCCTTAAAATATAATATTGCACAATTTTGCGCCTTTAAAGAAACTTCTTTTAGGAATACTCTAAGGGACTTGCTTACAAAAGACGGAAGTCTTGTACCTTGGTCTGAGTTCAAAAAAGAAGCTTATAAAGTTTCTGGAGATTATAATCATAGATGGCTGGAGACCGAATATCATCAAACGGTTGCCAATGCAAATATGGCCGAGAAATGGAAAGATTTTGAAAGAAATGCCGACTTGTATCCTAACCTTAAATTTGTCAGCGTTAATGACAATAGAGTCCGCCCAGAACACAAAGCGTTAGATGGAACAATACGCCCGATTAACGACCCTTTCTGGAACAAATACACCCCGCCTCTGGACTGGGGCTGCCGCTGTCATGTAGTACAGACAGACGAAGAACCAACGGAAATAAAAGGAGGCCTACAGCTTAAAATAGAATTTGAAAACAATCCAGCAACAAGCGGAAGTATATTTGGCGGAACAGCTTATGAAAAAGGCTTGGATAAAAAAGAAAAATATGATGCTTATCAAAACTCTATAAACTGGCTTGAAAACCTGCAAAAGAAAAACGGCAAAGTAACTTTTGATAAAGACTATGATGTTAGCGACTTTGAAAAAAATAAGTACATTGCTGAAATGTGTGCTAAGCAAACAGGTTTTAATTTTCATATTAGAAAGCATTTAAATATCACAGGGGTTACTAATCCAGAATATCTTGTCAATAATTTATTTTTAGGAGACAGGAAATCTATTGAAAGCAATAAAGGAATTTTGACACAGATAGATTTAGCAAAAAAACAAATGCTTAATAAGAAAATCAATCCACATCAAATGCCTTATTATATTGTTTGGGATTTGGATTATGTGAAAAACATTGATTTTGATGAAATAAAAAGAAACCTATCGAGAAAAATAACACCAACAAGAGGGAAAGGAATTAGAGGTATGTTTTTCCAATATCAGGGAAAAGTGGTTCATATATACAGAGAAGATGTTATAACACAAAATATGGATATGCTGGACCATCTTATAAAATGACAAAAGTCCCATAAATGGGACTTTTGCCTTTCGGGCTGACTTGGGTATTTCACCGCGTCGGCTTCTTTATACTGAAAATAGTAACTCAACATTGTATTGCAAATATACAAAATATATTTTAATTCGCATAAATTCCGTATTGTTTTATTATCGCAGACACGGTGGTAGTAGATATAGGCGGAACCTGTCTGGCCGTTTCTTCCAAAAGAGCAGATAATTTCCACTGCGGGTGCTTTCTTTCTAACTCCGAAAACACTCGCCTTACTTTCTGATTTCTAAGCCTTAATCGTTCTTCTCTACTCATATCGCAAAGATAATAAGCATTTTGCAGTTTTGCAAGGCGATTTTTTCAGGAATAAAAAAACCGCCCACAAATACAGGCGGCCAAAAAATATAATATGATGAAAAAACTTTATATTTTAGAAAACTCTTTGAAAAAACGCTTTATTTCTCTTTCAAAAACATCGGTATAGATGTTTTTGTCACTTTGTTTTTCGCCCTCTTTCGTGGCGGTAAATGGACATGGTGAGGAGGCTTTCTCGCTGATAAGAAATCCCTCTTTTGCAGGGAATTTTAGCAGGTAACCCTTGACCTCATAGCCTTGGCTCTGCAGAAACTTTATAATATGTCCCTGCGACATCTCGGCTCTGGCGTGCATCGTGATGATGCCTTGTTCTTCTTTTATTCTTATCATTTCTTTATGTGTACTAATTCGTTATATATGAAGTTAATTTGTCCAGCCATTGTCTTTATAAGGTCGCTCATTTCATATAATTTTTCCTCAATACTTATACTTTCCTGTGGTTCTTCCATTATTTTAGCGGATTTGTAAAAATGTGTATTATAAACAATGTCTACCAGCTCCTCCGTAACTTCACTGAATAATATTCGTTTTTTTTGCTTTGACCGCCCCTCATAAAGATTGTTCTGAGACAAGGCTCTTGTGAGGTTTCTTGTTACTCCGAGCAGTTCGCAATAACTTTCTAATGAAGTGTTTAAAAGGAAACCCTTATCATCTCTTGATGACAACAAAACATTTAATAATAACTTTATTTTTTCTTTAGTAACCATTTTAGTCTATTTTTCTTTTTCTATTATTTTTTGAATTTCTCGGCGGTGCTTTTCTTGGCTCATTTCTTCGGTTGCTTTCTTTGGCAGGAAAGTCGGTATTTTTGTGGAGTTCTGACCGATTTTAGCAAACTTCTCCTGCATCTCTTCCGAAAGCTCATGAAAGTATTTTAACGGGGTCCGTTCCTCCTTTTCTTCGGTTTCTTGGGGTGGTCTGCTTCTTACCAGCTTCTCCCTTTCATCTGTTTTTCGTTCCAGATATTGCCCTGCCCAGTCCATTACTAACATCGTATCAAACTTATAAACTTTCCCAAATTCCCCTCTTCGTGCCATTTTGAACATGAGAACAATATCATCAAAAGTTTCATGGCTAAATTTCTCGTACAAATCTCCTGCTAATACTTGGATTTGGTAGGTTTCCAGCTTATTTCCTGTAACCTCTAAAAAGAACTCTATCACTCGGATAATCTGCTTTATTGTAGCTATTTTTTCGCCCGAATAAATCACAAGCGGTGCGGTTTCCAGACTTTGGCGAATGGTAAGGTTTTGCTCCATTTTAGCAATGGCATTAAAAGCCTGTTTCTTCTCCGTATAGCTCTGCAAGGTCATCAGCGTTGTCGGCTGCGGAGGTTGGGATTTTGTTAATGCTTTTGAAATATTGCTCATATAACTTGGGATTTTGTTTTACTTGGTTTACTTCGTTGTGATACTTTTCAAAATTGCTTTCTCTGAACAAAGTCGTTGGGCAGAGGTAACCTGCCATAGCGGGGTTGTTCTTCCATTGAATGGTTTTCAATTGGATAACTTCTATAATATCCTGTGGGGTAAATTCCGCCTTTAAAAGAGCTTTAATCTTGGTTAAATTACTCTTTATTGCTCGGAACTTAGAGCCTGTGATTTCGTTGAGACTATCTAATATCTCCAGCTCTGGTGTGTGTAGTTCAGCTTCATTCATTTTTTCTATATGTTATTTGAATTAAAATCAAAATTAAAAGTCCATCAGTTCTTGAGATTTGTCCCAACAAAAAAGCTATTACTGCAATCCATATTAACAGAATATAGAATGATGTCTTATTTATCATTTTTTCCTAATTTAAAATTATCGTTTCTTCTACAAGGCTATCAGCGAGCCTTTTGGCAAAATTCAAGTCTTTTTGAGTATTCAGAAAGGCGTTGTAAAGACTATTTAACCGCTCAGCAGGGATTTTGTTAAAATCATCTTCTTTTGCTGCACGGCAGGCGATGCCTTTTACATATTCCACGCTTGGTTTTTTATTCATTTTTTCAAATACCCCGAAAATAGCCGCTATCAGTCTTTTTCTCTTCTTGTCCAGTTCTTGGGACTTCGCCGAAGCTCTTTTGTTCAGCTCGTAATACAACTCGTTTATTTCAACCGCTGTAAGCTCTTTCGCTGAGCTGGTGCGTCCACTTGTGAAATCATAGATGATTTCTCCTCTTTGTTCTTGCAGTCCCTGTTTGGATAGGGAAGTCATCAGTGCTTTGAGTGTTGCCATTTTTATTTATTTTTTTTATTTTCAAAATATTTCATTGATACATAGTGCATTAAAACACTTCCTACGACCGAACCCACAAGATAGGTAAGCATCATATCCAAGCTGTCAAAATTCTGTACTACCTTTCTAATCACAAGGAGCCAGACTCCGTTACTGAGCACACTGGCAATAGTATGATACATCAAACTGCTACTATTTCTTGCTCTGCTCACAAGGGTAAAGCTCGCATTTTGCAACACCACAAGGGCAAACATTTTTAGAATTTCCATTACTTTAATATTGTATTAAATTCAACATTTTTGGTATTATATATATCTTCTAATATTTCTCTTATTGCATCTTCAAATGAGTCTGTTGCGAAATCTACAAACCCTCCTTTTCCATCATAAGCTGTTCCTTCATATCCTGTTAATGAACCTGCTCTAATAATTTCATATTCTTTTAATTCAAAACCTGCTGTATTTAATATCAGCTCAATAATTTGTTTCTTTGTCATTTTACACTTTAATTTTTGAGTTTTTTCATAAAATTCTTTTGCTCCGCTCGGGGGCTTGAACCCCGATGCCTGCCTGTGCGGAAAGTTTTTGAGGATTATTCAGTGTACAGTGCCTTTACGGCAAACATGCACGCCTCCTCTAATTTTGTCTGCGCAAGGGAAATAAGCCTTTGCTTTTCTCCGCTTGCGGAAGAGGTGTTTTTATCGCCTCTCTGTTGTTCCAGCCCGTCTATGATTTCTGCGATACGCTTCCTTGCGGTCTCTATTATCATGGGTTCCACATCTTTTCTGTCTCCCAATCCACATCTTTTCTGTCCTATTGTCATTTTAAATTATTTTTAAAGGTTATTTAAATTATTCTTGTGGGAGCAGGAAACTCAAATCAATATCCTTTGAAAGCTCTGCGCTGGTCATAGATAAAGGCAGGTTTCTTTCCATCCCTACGCCGTCTACTTCCCACGCTTCTATGAACCATTTGGATAGTTTCGGTTTGTAGGCGTTCTGGATGATTTCTACCCCTTTCTGGAAGTCCGTATCTGGATAATCTCTATCGGCAATTTGTCGCAGCTCCAAAACTTTTTTACTATCTAAATCCCCTTTGCCGTTTCTTTGTAAAAGGCGGTAAATAGAGGCTACTAATTTTTGGGAATTTTCATCCTTAACTAATGTTCCTAAGAACTTATGCACCATTTCCAAACCATATCCTGCCTCATCGGTGTAGCCGTCTGTAATTCGGTAGCCCAGTTTGATACTTTGTTTTCCGTGGGTGATGGTGTGGCTTTGCTGATTTTTTGCCTTGATGCCCATTGTCTCTATTTTCAGTTTCAAATAATTTTCAAAGGTTCGGAAAGTGACCTCCTTTATTTTTGTAATATCATCCGAA